CCTCACCTAATAGTTTCTTATCAAGTGAGTTGATTTGCTTTTGACCTTCATCTTGAATCAATTTAACTCGCTGGTCGTATGTTGATGTACCTAATGTTACCGCTGCTTGTGCTTCAGTATTCTCTAAGTCAATACGTTTGTTGACCTCAACTACTTTAGCATCTGTTATCTGTTTGTCAGTCTTAGCTATAATACTTAATCTGTTAGCCTCTTTGACTGCAAGTGAACTATTTGATGATTCATTAGCTTTTAATTCAGCCTCACCCCTTGCACGTATCAATGATAGTTCATCTTCAAGTGTGGTAACACCTAACATCTTTTGTAGTTCAAATGCCTGAACTCTTAGGTTTAAATCTTCTTGTATACCTTTATTCCTAATGTCCTGAATCTTCTTGACATTGTTAGCAGTCAATACTTCAAGGTCTGCGGCAGATGCTTGATTCAATTTAATCTTAGCTTCAAGACTATTTTTTTCAGCAGTAAAAGATAATTCTGCTTGTTTGATTTCATCATCCAATGTAGCAGTATTCAATATCTTCTTTGCCTCAATCAATTTAATCTCATTAGCAATTACTTTGTTTTGCTCATCCAGTTTAAGTTGCTCAGTATCTTGTGCTAACTTAGCATCAATGAGTAGTAATGTGGATGCTCTTAATGCTTTATTAGTTATACTGGCTTTTGCAGATGCTCTTTCAAGTTCAGCCTCTTTCTTTAAGATGTCTTCTTTGTTCTTAAATGAATCTCCATTAACAATTGATATTATTTTAAGACCATTAAGTTCAGCAGTTATCCTATCTTGTATTGCTTTGTCACTTATCTGTTTTGCATTATCTGCTGCTGCTTTTGCCTCATCTTTTAATCTCTGTACTTCAGCATCATCAATCAATTGTATTTTACCAGTAACCTTAGTAGTAGATGCTGTTCTTGCATCAGCAATATTTTTAGCTGTCTCTTTTCCTAATCTTTGTACTTCACTAATTTCAAATTGTAATCTCTTTATATCTAAGTCTTTTTGTTTTCTTGCATTATCTCCAGTCTCAAAATCACTTTGTCTATCCTTTAATTCTTTAGTCAAGTTTTTTTCTTGGATAAGTTGCTTTGCTCTTAATCCAAATAATGGCTTTTGTTGTGCTTCTAACTCCTTTGCTTCATCTCTTCTTGTCTTTCTTCTATCAGCCTCTTCTTGACTTATTTTTTTAGAACTTACTTCTATTTGGTCATTAAGGTCATTTTGTGCTGCTCTTTGTTCTTTGATAGCAGCAGCAGCATTCTTATTAGCCTCTTCAGATTCTTTCATCAAGTCATTAAACTTCTTAGATGCTGCTGCATTTGCTTGGTATATAGAATACAATGCACCTAATGCTATAACAAGTAATCCAATACCAGTACCAGCTATTGCAACCTTTAACAAGTCAAGACTCTTCTTTGTTGCTAAGGTAGCCACCGCTGCACCTTCTTCAGCAGTAGCTAAAGTTCCTACAGCACCAGCAGCAGCAGTAGTGGTCACTATCTTTTCTTTCATAAAGATATTCTGCAATGCTATCTTAGTTGCACCTTGACCAGTAACTAATGTTGCTATCTCTTGCAATCCACTTAACAATGCTAATGCACCTTGAGTCTTTGCTATTGTCTTATTTAAATCTTCAGACTCAACTCCAAATAATGCTGCTGCACCTTGTGCTACTGCAAATCCACCAGCAAGACCTTTAACTGCTCCAAGTGCTGCATCAAATTTGAAAGTATCCGATGAAAGTACCTTAACCCTTTCTTGTGTATCTCCTATTTGGTCTTGTAGCTTACCAGCCTCAATTGATAACTTTTGAAATGCTTGTGTACCATCTTCACCAGCACCTTCAAGTGCTGATAGCTGCTCTTTTAATTCTCTTAACCTACCTTTGAGTGATTGTGTTTTCTTTTCTGTTGCATCACTTCCTTTACCAGTATCTGCTAAAGACTTCTGATAGTTTGCTAATGCCTCCTTTGCTTGTAATACTTGTGCTGCATTCTGTTTGATTTGACCACCTAATGTAATGGCAGCCTTACCAAACTTAATTGACTCACCAGTTAGCTTAGTTAGTGCATCACGATTCTTATTGATGTTGGCTATGTTACTATTGATTGCCTTGCTAACCTCTTGTGAACTAAATGCAGCAGACATAGACTTACCCATTGCCTTATATGCATCTGCACCCTCTTTAGCAGCAGCCTCTGCACTATCTCCAATAGCTTTATTGGCATTGATGATTGTATCAGTTACACCTTTAAGAGATGCTGCTTTTGCTTCGTACTCAATGTAAACTACTGCCACGTTGTTGAGATTTTATGAACGACTCAAATTTAGTAATAAATAATTCAACATCACCACTCATAAGTTGATTGTATGCTACCACATCACCTTCAACAATTGTCATCACTTGATCTTTAATTCTCTTGGTCGTTTCGGTCGCTCTGTATCTTGGAGAGAATCTAAGTGGGTCAATGCTTTGATTAGATTGCGTTGTTGCTCCACGTTGTACTCCCATAATTTCTGCATATCTTCTGGAGACATAGCCATTAAGGGTGTTAGAGGCTCGATAGCCAAACGTGTAAAAAAATCGTGCGCCCCTCCATTGCACATCTTTTCGAACACATCAAGTTTCTCTTTGTGGATATCGTTGTTGATAATGGTAGGGTCTTCATCATCTCTAATTATCCAAGTGGCTGCAATGTTAAGTAAGATGTCTCTATGTATGATGGTGTCTTGCCTTTCACGTATGATATGAATGTAGGTAGCAACCAATGATGCATTCTTAGGATTAGTTAAACCAGCACTAAGAGCTTTCTCCATTGCTTCTAATATCAATTCCATTTCACTACCGCTTATACCACTACTCAATCGTTCAAGTAATGCCATAGACATTGAAAACCTTTCCAATGGCATATTGGTCTCTTTCGGGAAACGTAGGTAGTTGTACCCATCTTGAGTGAATACCTTAACCAAGTTGTAACTTGATTGCTTCTTATCCCACTTATTGAATTGATGCCATAAACTGCGTGGCATTAATCTTCTTAATAACTTCATCTATTGTGTTGTTGCTAACCAGCCTGTCAAGATTGGTTAAGGTTATTAGTGTTGTGCCTTGATTCTCTACCACCATCATTATCTGACTAACATTAACTAAGACCTTGCAGTCTCCTAAGTCTATTGCAGATAGTTCTTGTAACTCTTCATCTTCAATGTTCTTGTTGTATTCGATTAACGTAGATTGAATGATAATAAAGTTAGCCATTGTCACCAGTATTGATGTGGGCATTGTGCATCTTCTACTCGTGTCTTAGCTGGTAGAAAACATCCACAAGCATTGCATAGATTCAATCTCTTATACCTATGTTGGCAGTTATTACATATTGCAGTTCTTTCGCTGCTTAATTTCTTATTCTTAGAACTTGCAGTTAGGTAATAGTACCACCCTTTAATTATTGCGTATAGCTTACTCATAGTGTTAGATTAACTATTGATGGTTCAGTATCAGTTACCGCAATGCTAAAGTCAATGCAAGTATAGGTATCAACACCTATGGTTATATCTTGCCTAACTCCATTAGGTGTATCAGTTGTTATCCATAAGGTATAACCTTGTAGTGGGTCAATCAATACACCTTCAATGGTAATGTTACCGAACTCATCACTAATGGCTACAAAGGTCTGTATGCGACCAGTAGCCTTATACTGAATGCAAACAAGGTAAGAGGTATCTGGTTCAGCCACTCCAAAGGTTAGACCAGTAGCACATACATCTACATAACTACCAGAATCGTAACAAGGTGAACATATGCTCATAGGTATCGTTTTAAGATTGAATTCACAAAGTAACGGAAACAATCAAGAAAATCTGCACGTTCGGATAAGTTTTTTCTGTTACTCTTAATGATACCACCATCAGCATTACATTGTACTTGCTTTGCATCAAATACGAATCCTTTGCACCTAACAGAGTTAACCTTGATCTCAAGTCTTGTAAGGGCATTGTTGCAATCAATCCTACTATTGTAGTGGGTAGGGTTAGCTGGTATTATTATCTGGCTATCTGCAAGAAACAATCTACGTTTGATTTGGGTATAGGCACTTGAGTTATCTCTTTGCTGGATACTCCTACCACTACCCATTGCATCACCAGTTATTCTTAGCAGTCCTCTTGGTATATTCAACCCCTCAACATAATCACAGAATGCATCAATGCTACCCTTATCAATATTTATCTCACCAATGACTGAACAACCTTTAGTTGTGTGTTGCTGGATGATTAATGCTGATAGTGGATTGATGTTAAAGTCAACTGAGATGAATACAGGTAAATTAGGATTAAGACTTAGTGAATCATCTATGTGCCTATCATCATCCCAAGCATACAAGAATGGATTGCTCACATCATCCATTACATCCCAATCACCCTCAACAAATCTTTGATACTGAATGGGTGGTAACTCTTTAAGTGACTCAAGGTAGTCTTGACTTATGTATGGATTATCTGTGATGCGTGAGTTAATGTATGTCCATTTTTCTGGTAGTGTATTAGTTCGCCACCTCTCATAGATTACACTCTTGACCCAATTATTTGCAGGGTTGCAAGTAGCCAAACATACTATTGGTGGTTGACCATCTGCTTTATTCCACGATCCTATCCTTTCTTGAACCTTATAGAATGTTTGCTCTTGTAGTTCATTCACCTCATCAAGTCCAGCACCATTCACCTCAAGACCTCTGAACCTGTTTAAGTCCTTATCATCATCGAATGATTCAGCCATAAAGATTAGTACACTACCATTAGTGAACGTGACTACATTGGTCTCACGATTCCACGAACTAATGTAGTTGCTTAGACCATCGTTAAGTATTGAACTGAATGAAGGAAAGGTAGTCCGCTTTAAGTCTGGTAATGTCTTTCTTATGATTACCCATCTTGACTTAGGGTAGAGTAAACAAAGTGATGATAGTGTTAGGAGTAACCAGTATGTCTTACCACCTCGTATTGCACCACCAAATACTATTACCTTCTTGACTCCATTGACTGCTAAGTCATATGCAGTTGTTTGCCTCTTGGTTAGTTTGAAACTCATTCATCTTTGTCTCCTTCAGTCCTTATGATAATCAATGGCTCAGTAGTATACATTGTGCTTTCACCATTGTTTGCCCACAGCTTTCTTTGCCGATTGGCTAACCAATGCTTTGCTGCTGGTGTATCTGGTGGCAACTCTTTTTTCAACTGAACTATCTGACCATCTTTAGTCAATGCCTCTTCAATGATCGTTAAACCCAATGCTCTCTTGTACATTGCCTTTGCCACCTTACCATCTGCATTCTCTTTCCCTTGCGTTAACGACTCAAAAAACATTGGGTGTTCGGTTTTCCAATTGTTTAATGTTTGTTCAGTTATTCCTAATAT